CCCGCCCTCTGTGCAACGTATCTGCCAATAGCCATATCAGAACTAAAGATACTATCGAGGGTGTCATCGCTATCAACAAGGACACAGCTAGCAAATTGTCTAAGCGGAGTTCGCACTCCTGCCATGATTGGTGTTGGGATGTTGATTTTGTGTTTGGAGATTGCGTCATAATACCTCTTGACATATGACATACGTGTTTCTTTTGGATACTCTGCAAAGATAGTCAGAGCAATCATCATGTACATAAACTGTGGGGTTTCATATACACCGCCACTGCTCCTATCCTGCACGAGGTACTTATCAACGACCTGACGTAAACCCGCATAAGTGAATAGCATGTCACGATCATGATCAATGAAGGTGCCAACTTTATCAATCTCTTCTAGAGAATACTTAGAGAAGATTTCTCTATCATAAAGATTTTTGTATGCAAGATTCTCAATATGCTCCCTCAGATCAGGAGAATTGCCTTTTTTATTACCAAAGACTTGTTTACGCAGTGTAAACAAAAGAAGTCTTGCTGCAACATACTGATAATTAGGATGATCCAGATCAATCAAATCACTGGCACTACGAATAAGAATTTCTTGAATCTCATCTGTAGTAATGCCATCATAGAATTGGATGCCAGATTGCATTTCAACTTGACTTGCAGAGACCCCTGCAAGACCCTTACATGCCTCTTCGACCATAAAGTGCATCTTATCTAGGTCAAGAGACTCAATTCTACCATTTCTCTTGACTACCTTTGTACCATTGCTCATATTTTCTTCCAAGTAGTGAATTTCAGTTTTGCTTCTAATCCTTGATAGGTGTTACATTCTATAATACTCTGAACATTGTGTCCAGAAAGGACCATATCATTGATATCCTTCTCATGTATATTTGAAGGCCAGATAACTACCTTATCTCCGTTTTGTATGGTCTTTCCAATACGCTGGACGATCTCTTTATTTCTTGGTTCGTTATCATAGATCCAAACAGGATTGCCAATCCCCCAGTCACTAATATCACAATCAGCTCCACACATAGCAATCGAATTGCGAATGAATGTTGAATCGAATGGTCCTTCAACAACATAAACAGTCTCCTCCTTTTTTAGATTATCCAAACCATAAATTTTTGGATCATCATCATTCATCATAATGGTTAAGTATTTAATAGAGTTTGAAGTTAATGATCTTCCTTGAACTCCAATAAGTTTGCTATCCCTAACAAGGGGAATGACAATCCTTTCTTCTCCATATTTTGTATCTTCAAAGAACTCTGGTTTAATTGAATTAATAAATTCTTTAAAGTTTTTAGCATAATAAAAATCTCCACTGATTATTGCTCTGCTATTGAGGTACTTTTTTGAAATCTCTACCTCAAATGCAGATGGGAGATCTATAGTAATTTTTTTCTTAAATACTGGTTTTGCTTCCTTTGAAAGTTCTATTGCTTTATCTGGAGAACTAACAACAAAATTCTTTCCTGTATGACCCTCCTTAAACTTGTCAAATGTATATTCTTTATGTAAGGGAGAGTCTAGTTGTTTTAAGAAATTATTGAATGAAATATTGAGTCCACAATTGTGGCACTTAAAATTTGTATTGTTCTTTACTTGATAAAGATATCCTCTTGCCTTATTCTTATTCTTCTGGGAATCTCCACAGATAGGACAGCGAAAATTATAGAGATTATTCTTTACCTTTTTAAATTTTTGAAGTCGTGGTGAAATCAAATTGATGTACTTTACATCAATAAAATCCATAATCAAGCCTTAAAGTTCCTGTGCTCCATTATAGAACTTTGCATTGAAGACGTCAAGGTCTGAAATGACTCGAGTGCTGCTGGAATCCTCAATAAAAATGTGAGACAGGCAAGGGCACCTATAGCCATCCAAACTCTTTTTTCTATTACCTGTACTCTTGACACAACACGGTCATAATCGATGTCAACTTTATCACGGAGTTTGTCAATTTTAGCAAAGAGTATGCTGTCGGTTTGTTCTTGTTTAGAGATTTTTTCTTCATGTACTGCGAGCATCTTACTCACATTACTATTTACTTCACTGAGTTTTTCAATAACATCATCAATCCTAATGATAATTACCTTTACATCCTCTATCTTCTGTTCAAGAACTGCCACTCTAACTTCTTCTGACATCTTGGGGTCCAAAGTAAGGATTGAAATTTAATGCGCTTTTAATCCTTTTATTTTCTTCCTTCTTTGCCCTCTTCTTCATCAACTGATCAATATACTTTTTGACATACTTTCTTCTTCCATCAATTTTCATTACAGGATCATAGCCTGCAGTAGGACCAGCAGGATTGGAGGATCCGCTAAAACCACCAGAACCACCAGGAGGATTAGCAACCATTCCCTCTTCATTGACGCTAAATTCATGATACATTGCAGATCTAAATGCATCTATAATTCTGTCAATTTTATCCTTGTCCATTAGAGATTTTCTCCAATTCTTCTAAGCACCTTTGATCCATTTCTATATCATGAATATAGCATTTTGGATATTCTGGTAATCTATCTAAAAACACAATGAATGTTTTAATGGATGACCAAAGATTCCTTTCAATTTTATAAAACAACATAGGAGTAGCAGCATCACCAAAGATGTTATACAAAATGATAAAATGATTTATCAATAGATGTATCTTTAGTTCACCACTACTCTTATATCTTTTCAGAAGACGTTTAATATACTTGAAATGATTCAAGTCTCTATTAAAATCCTCTTTTGTTACCGCTTGAGGATTCTCATAGTGTTTAATAGCAAATAAGAGGAAATTCTCCTCATTCAACTCATTAAAAATCATATATTATCAAGCAGGTGGATTTCCATATACAGGAGTGTTTCCTGTAGTAATTCCTGACATAGCAACTAAAGTCTCAGACTTAACTCTCAGATTGCCATCACTATCAGTGTAAGTAGTAACACCAACCCAACCAGCATGAGTGAGTTTATATGATGAGGTTGTAGTTGCTTCTGTTCCTGCTTCTGCAACACCATAGACATATGCATCATATCCACCAACTTGTCTAGTGACAGTCAGAGCAGCTCCTGCACTAACAGTTGCACCAGCACCAATAGCACTTACAAGAGTCAATTGTGGTCCACCAAGAGTTGTTAATCCAACTGCAGAAATTGAAGTTCCTGAGAAAGTAGGACCCTGAAGACTGTCACCAACAATTACACCTTCAGTAGATGTGACTGGAATCAGTGTAGTTCCACCAACTGCAATAGCACTAGTTGCAGTATTCAAAACATTTACAGTAGATGTTCCAGATGCTCTTGTTTCACTGTATGTATTATCAAGGATAGTATACTTAGGAAGTTGGCTGACGTAGAATGATGTGCCAGCGATAGCAGCACCACTTAGTCCAGCAGTTGAACCAATAGTAAGTGAAGTTGTACTTGCAATACTAATGATGACAGCATCTCCAAAGTATGTGCCAGCACGATCACCAAATCTAATTACATCACCTTCTTGTGCTGCGCCAGTTTGACCAAAAGTGGTCCCACTACCAGTCACAACGCCTGTTGAGTAATTCAGAGATACTGTACCACCTGAGCCTACAGCATCATTATTTCCCCAAAGTGCCATGTCTTCTGCCCTAAATGAATTTGTTATGCTATAAGATATTTATAAAAATAGGAGACCCATAAAATGGGTCTCCTACTTATCATTCTCCCTTCTGGAAAAGGAGTGATTCTACTACATCAACTGCACTGTCATCAAGTTTGTTATCTGTGGTAGCAGCAAGATTACGTAAAACTTGAACCAGATACTTACGTACTTCTTCTTTCTCCAGGAGGCTACCAATCGTCTTCTTAGCAAGAGGCAATAGTAAAGTCCACATTGTTTTAGTCCTTTATAAGGTTACAATCTTATATAGGAAAATCACTTCATTTTTTGAATTTGCTGCTTTCTTGCCTTAGCAAGCATCAGATTAAGTTGTGCCTTTTTTCTTTGAAGTTGAATCTCCTGAGGACTCAATGACATTTCCTCAGGTGCTTGCTCTCTCACTTCCTTTTTTTCAGGAAGACCTTTATGCTTGGTCTTAGCAAAATCCTTTGCTTCCTTGCCTGTCATTGATGAAGCAGCTTTGGCAACTTCTGCAGAAGGTGCTTTCATTTTACCTTGCTTAACAGCATAAACCATTCCCATAAAGCGTTGCTGTGCTTTACTTAGTGCTTTCTCCTGAAGAGTTTCTTCCCCAAGTTCTCCCATTGCTTTTTGCTTACGTAGTTTCTTAGGATTCTTCGTCTTGTCTGCAGAGTAGTTACTATCATCACCCTCAGGGTCTATAGAACTACGATGTCTTGTAGATCTTTCTTCATCATCCATCTTTGCACGACCACTCTTCGCTTCATCAGGAGAATAGGTCCTACCACTGTTATACCATTCTTTACCTACATGACCTCTCTTCTTAGCATCGGTAGAAGCTTCTCTACGCTTTAGTTTTCTGCGATTTGCTTTGAAGTCTTTCATGGTCATGCCTTCATCAATTTCATTCTCTTCACCAAGATGATCAGCAGCTTTGTATCTCTTATCACCCTTCTTATAATTTTGATAAGCAACAGTATTACCTTTTTTATCTGCAGCAGTTACTGTATAACGATCATCTTTTGGTTCTTCCTTCTTTGCAGGAGTTCCACCATAGACTGCCTCATCAATTTCAGTTTCTTCTTTTTTAAGTTTTGCAAGAGCTGCTGCACCAGATTTCTTTCTTTCATCACTTTGCCACTTTCCACCAAATGATGTTGGAGCACCACTACGATCTAAACCACGCATATCACCATACTTTTGTCTTTTTCCTTCACCAGGTTCATCATTTCTTTCCTCTGAAACTTCAACCATTTCAAGAATTTCACCACCAAGTTCTCCAATTGCTTCTTTCATCACTGGATTAATAACAACTTTATTCTTCACTTTTTTCTCTTTAATCTGTCTGTTTGCCTCTACCTCATCCATAACTTCAGAGAGGTCTTGACGCCAATCAGAGAATGATTCTTTTACTCTAGTACCATAAACTCTCTTCTTACCATCAGGAGAAGGAATAAAGACACCCATGGTCTTATCAGTTGAATCCTTACTATCAATAGAACCACTTACATCAGAATCAATTCTTGCTGATGCTTTCTTTGCAAGTTTTGCAATATTTCCAGTTGGAACTTCAACTTCAGATTTTTCTGCCACATATTCTTCTTTATGAGCTGCTCCACCAGTAAGTCCAAGCCTTTCCTTAACAGCTTGTCTTTCTACAGAAGTAGCATTAACTGATCCAATGTAGTCATTAAATGCCTTACTTAAAGGAGCTGCTTCTTTACGTGCTCTATATCTAATTGCCTTCACCATTTGAGCAACTCTTTGAGCTACTGCTTCTGGTGTTTGGTCTTCCTCAGAAATAAACTCTCTATAAACTGAGGACAACTCATTAAGAGAAACAGTCATGACACTATCTTAGACGATCTTTTTCTTATATCTATTTATGAATTCCCTAATATTTGTCTTTGGTCCCTTATATGGTTTTCCACCAGGTTGAAGATTCAGCTTTTCACCCTTCTCAAAACCAGGAGTCATATCAACAGCATATTGAAAATATCCTTTTGTTCCTGTAAGTGTATTTGGTTTTCCAGGAACCCTTTCCTTACGATCCATCTTAACTTCAGTATATTCACGAAGATCACGAATCCAAGATTTGAACATGATATTATCTTCTGTAACACAAATGAGGTAGTTTGTTCCTCTACGAATTACCTTGCCAACAAGTCCAGTATTGAGATTTTCTACTAACTGATCCATCTTAAAGATATTACCAGAAACATAATTTTCTCTAAGATTTTTCCAGTCAAACTTAGGAGCAATTTCCCACAAATTCCATTGCTCAGCAACTACACCCATTTGTTTACGAACTGTATTGAATAGTTTCTTTGCTGATTTATCATCAAGAACTGGAGGAAGTCCTTTTCTAAAGGATTTAAAATCATTTTCTGCTGCTGCTTTACGCATCTTAGATGCAGACATTCCCTCCACACCTTCAGCATCAGGATCTCTTTCTCCAGCAGAAACAGTCTCTAAACCAGAGAAGTCATAAAGTTTGCCATTGTAACTAGAAGAAAGATTATCAAACTCTTTAAGTCTATCGTCCCCAACAACAATCTTAACCTTACTATATCCATCTTGATGTGCTTGCTTTAGAACATCAAAAATGGTCTTGGCATTGGGATCATTGACAATGCTGCCAGCATGATTTGGGAACATCTGCTGCATAACTTCATACTTCTGATCAGGATCCAATGGATTCTTCTTTGGATCTACAGATCTCGAAGGATAAATTCTAAGTGACCCCTTTCCTGCTGCTTTCTTTGCTGCATCAAGAAGTTTCTGGTGACCAATTGTTGGGGGATTGAATCTCCCAAATACTACCGTCACATCACCACGATCTTCTTTTGGAGTTCCATCTGCTCTTGTAGGAGCAGGCATCCTTCTAGGGGTTCCATCAGGGAAAGCACCAAATTCAGACTCACCATCTTCTACATCTACTTCTGCAGTGGTTGGTTGAACTTTTGGTTCCACTTCAGGTTCTGCTTCTACTTTCTTTTGTTTTTGTTGTGGTTCTTCTTCTTTTTTAGGTGCTGCTTTCTTATCAAGAAACTCCAATCTTCCTTTTACAGTTCTTGCTACAAGTTCCCCATCCCTATCAAACCAATTGCCGTGACCATCACTAGTCAGTTTCAGTTTCTCAGCTTGCTGAGATGCCTGAGACCTTGATGCTTCTGAAAGAAAACTAAAGAAAGATTTCATGTGTATATGAATACAGTCCTATCAATAGAAATATTTATTAAGATTCAGAAATGGCAAATACATCCATACCAGTTTCTGCAGCAACACCACATTCTTCATTGAACTTTTTCAGATCATTTTTAGAAGGTTCTGCAAACCTCTTCCTTGCCATATCATGATACTCCTCAGACAAATCAAATCCAATATAATTGTGACCAAGAAGAGTTGCTGCAAGACCAGTAGTTCCAGATCCACTATAAGGATCAAGAATAAGACCAGGTTCTTGCATTACTGCTTGAATGCACCTTGCAGGAAGTTGAATAGGATAAGGTGCAGGATGAGGGTTCCTCATCTCAGGACCAAACTTCCATACACTACTCCACTCTGCAGAACGCCTAGGGAGACGAGGATGCTTTGCACCTTTACACAACCAGAAGATCCTTTCATCAGTTTGAATGAACCTATACCCAGAAATCTCAGGACCACTTCCACGATTCCAGATGATTTCTTCCCTGATGTTCCACTTAGTTTTGGTCAACCACTCCCAAGGAGAAATGGCACCACCTTTGAAATACCTAACCTTATGGTTATAAAAAAGAGATCCACCTTCTTTAGTTTTATCAAAAAGAATATTCAGCAGTTCAATTTGTTGCTCCTGATACTCATCTTCAGGAAGAGTGTCGTCAAAAGCAGCATATTCAATTTTACGGAACAATCCACCACCAACACCACACTTGTTGTATGGAGGAGAAGTTACAGTGCAATCAATAGAATTGTCTTCAAGATCCTTTGCCAGTTCAATGCAATTACCAATCCTCAGATCAATCATTCTCGTGCTCATATGTGGAAATATTCTAGCAGGTCAGAGGGTCCCTGTCAAGCTACTGAACCTTAATGAAAGGTCCAGATAAGTCCCCCTGCTTAATATTCATCTTAGAGGAAAGGAAGTATGCATGTGAAATAAGTTCTCCAAGCAGTCCTTTCTTATCTGCTTCATAGAACATTTTAATATATCTCAAATGTCTCAACTTTGCTCTTATTTTTTGATCTATATTTTTATTTCCAGGTTTTCCACCATCAATCAAAGATAGAGATTGAATAAACTCATCTGGAGTAACTTTCTTACCATCAATAGTAAATCTACCCAGATCAATAGGAACATTTGACCTTTTTCCAGAAATTATTGATTTTAAATAATTTTGCCAATAGGAAACTTCAGTACTATTCAGTTTCCTATTCATGGGAATATTGTGATTGATATCTTCACCAGTATACTTTTGAACTAACTCAGCCATTTTTGGACCAGGAATAGATCCATTTCTAGCAGTTGCAGTTGTATATTTTCCCTTATTGTTCAAAACCAAATCTCTGGGTTCTGTTGCATCTCCTGTTTTACTGGATCCCTTACTTTCCCAACTATATTTTTTAGCATAAGTTCCTGCTTCAAACTTTGCTGCAAATCTGAGAGAGTTTCCACCAAAGTCAGTTTCCCCTCTTCTTGTAGCAATTTCCATAACAGTTTTGAGTGGAGTTTCAATTTCACCACTTTTTACTTCTAATCCATCAGGACCCAATTTCAAATTAGTTTCATATATCTTCACATCAGCGCCTCTAGTCTTTTGCTTCAATGATATTGGAAGCAATTTTTTTTCTTTTAATAACTGAGACATATATGCATTGATAGTCCCAACATATATTGCGGGATCAAGATCATCAAATGATTCCTTTAAAGAATCTACACCCTTTCTAATTGACAATGCATCACCCTTTTTTACCATATAAACATCAGCAGTATTCCAAGAATCTTTTTTATTTGTGAATAATGCCTTTTGTTGTCTAGAAAAAGAGTCCCAAATATAGTTGATTATGTCGGTACTAGAGGATTCTGGGATTGTTTTTGTTCTGCCATCATAATGAGCATATAACCATGAAGTATCTTTAGATCCAGGAGTGTGTCCAAGATACTTCATTAAAGAATCTGCTCCTGCAAGAATGCCCTCACGCCATTCAGATGACATTTTTGGATATTCTCCATCCATAGCAGCAGTCATTTCAGGACTCACTCCTGGAGATGTTGACTGGCCGTTATTAATAGCTTGATAATAGCAGGCAATTGTAGCTGCTTCAAATTTTGCTGTATCTGCCATTTACAAATCCTCTAAGTGGAAATCCCCCCTCAACATAAGTCAAGAGGGGATGAGCAACCTTCCTTAATTATTTATCAACCCTTCTTAGCACGAAGTTTAGCAAGAACTGCTCCTGCTACCTTCTCACCACGTTCCTTAGAACCATAACGCTTAGCAGCAGACTTTGCAATTTTAGCAAATGCTTTACCAGGTTTACCGATATCTTTACCTGCTCTTGCAGATTTTGCAGAGTATGATGCTTCCTCAAGATCCTCTTCGTCTTCTTCAGACTTTTTGGACTTCTTACCTTTCTTCATTTCCTCTTCATCTTCATCTTCATCATCACACATAGCTTCAACAATAATGTTAATTTCTTCACTACCAAGTAGATTTGCCATCATCCATTCTGCTTCTTGAATGGTTTCAGCAAATCCTTCCAATTGAAGAAACTCAAGAATTACATCAAAGATATCAAACTCTTCTCTATTCAGTTGCTTCTTCTCAGAAGGAGTCAGAGCACCTCTTTGCGCTCCTCTTGCAGCTTGCTTTGCTTTTACACCAGCATCATCAGACTTGTGAGCATAACCATGAAGACCAGAAGATGAAGAAGTGGTGCTGCGGAAATCACCTCTTTGCTTTCTAGCATAGTCAGTTCTCTGTTTTGCCTTCTTAGCATCACCGAATGTTGATTTCTTTTCAAGTGCAGATGCTCTATCTGCTGCTTCACCGCCACCAGTTGACTTAGCAATCTTCTGACGAATAGGTGCTTCATCATAACCACGCTTTGCCATTGCAGTGGCTTCATCAATGCCTTTCTTCTTTTTCTTTCCTCCCATCTGATCCTTACCAAGAGCACCAGCAATCACATCTCCTCTTGTTACTTTATCATATGGAGGATAGTTGTTAGCAAGATTGCCATCACCTTTCTTTGCTTCATCCATCCTTTTGGCGACTCCCGACGCCTTAGAGGCAACTTTTTCTGCCGCCTTCTTAATCATTCCTTTCAGTCCAGTCTTAACACCTGCCTTTGCTTCAGATGCTTTCTTAGCAGTCTGTGCTGAAACATTCTTTGCAGTTTGTGATGTTCTACGTCTGATATCATCAGCAGTCTGCTTTGCACTTCTGTATGCACCATAGGCAGCAACAGCACCTCTTGCTGACTTCATTCTTGCTTTACCAATGGCACCTTTCAGAGCACCCTTCAATCTCTGAACCTTTGCTTGCCTTGCACTCTCAGTATCATGACCATAAGTTACCTTTGCTTCTGTGATTAAGTTATCAAAGATAGCATCTGCTTGGTTAACAGAGAATCCCTTTTCAAATAACTCTTGAAGGGCAACTTCTGCAATTTCTTCCAACTCAACATCAGAGATGAGAGAGAAATCCATTTCACTCAGTTCATCTCTCTTTGCGTAAAGTTCTTCTCTTGAGTCTTGATTATGGACAGCATTATATGCCTCCATAAAACTACGCAGTGCTCCAGACATGTCTATAATTATACAAGTACCTTCATATATTTATAAAAAAACCTCCCAGAGGGAGGTTGAGGTCACACACCAAGAACAGCACCAATGCTATCATCAATTTGTTTAATGACTTCTCGAATATCAGTGATACGAGGAGGAACACTTCCTTCATTGTAAGTATATCCAAGTTGAGATTCAAAAAGAACTTGACGAACTGCTGCTGCTGCACGAGCATCAATAGAAATAGTTACTTGTTTTTCTTTAGTCACAGGTCTCCCTCCACACGATTTTCAGAACGTTCAATACTAAATGCACCTTCAGGATAACGAGCACTCAGTTTCTCAAAGTTCATTTGGATTACTTCTTCAATAGAAATATCAAGTCCAATACATGCCTGAGAAACATACCACATAATATCTCCAAGTTCTCGTTTCAGGTGAAACACATTTTCTTGATTTACTGGTTTGCCTTGAAAAACAATTTTCTTTACAATCTCAGTAAACTCACCTGCTTCTGCAGACATTCCTACAGCAGCAGTAAGCAATCGCTCGGTAGGAAATTCATTTTCACGAAGTTCCATGAGACGATTGATGAACGAGGTGTGGTCTTTACTTGGATTTGAGGTAGTCGTATTAACGAACTCGACATACTTGTTAAGATCAATAGTCATACAATAAAAGGTTCTAGTTCAGATTGGGGTAAAATTTGTTGTGCTGGAAGTTGTAAATCATCATCCAGTCTTACATGAGGGACATTGATTGTTTTTGGAGAAGGTGGCAAGAGATGAACTGTATATGTAAATCCTGAATGCATTTTGCACATCATTTGTGCATCATCCTCAGATCCACATTGACAATATCTATTACCTTCAATGTCCAAAACTTCAAAATATTTTGGTGTTTGATTTGCTAGAAGTTGAGATTGCAATTCTCTAGTAGTTAGTCCCATATCAGAACTTGAATCCTTCAAATGATTTCTTTGGTTTTCTATCCTCAAAATCATACTCTTCATCTTTCTTATTGTCAAGCAAATCGTCTTGTGCCTTTTGCTCACAATCATAAAGACGCATCTTAGCTCTATCAATACCAATCACAAATCTCTTATGAATGGTTGGATCATTGTACCTATTCTTGAGTTGCTTCACAAGTAATTGTCCCAAGTCCTCGAGCTCTTCAGTACTAATAAGGGCAAACATAAGATCAGCAGTAGCAGGCAAACCAAAGGACTCACTAGTATCAGTGAGTTCAACATCGCTGCTACCATAACCAGAACGAGTGGTCTGCGTGGCAGAAACGATAGGGACGTTTGCTTCAACAGCCAACCCTCTAAGCTCCTCAGCAATTGCTTTAATATACGAATATGAATTGACAGTGCTGTTTCCCCTATACCTGCTGGAAGCACAAATATTAAGGTAATCAATGAAAATAATATCAGGTCTAAATGACTTCTTAAGTGCAAGTTCATTAAGAAGTGACTTAAAGTGTCCACTATGAGCAGATGCTGTTGGGTATTCTTTAATTATAAGAGTACCTTGGGTTTTCTTAGCAAGATTGTTTACCTTTGTTTCAAACATTGGTTTGGGGAGATCAACAATATCTTGAATAGGAACATTCAAGAGGTTGGCATCAATTCTTTCAGCAATGCGTTCTTCTGCCATTTCCATTGTAATGTACAGAACGTTCCTCCCTTGGAGCAAGACGGAGCTAGCCACATGGCACATGAATAGAGACTTGCCGACACCCGTACCAGCAAGAGCGATGTTAAGAGTTTTGTTAGGGAGACCGCCTTTGGTAATTTTGTTAAAGTATTCAAGATCAAATTCAATTTTATCCTCCTTTTTGTGATATGCTTCATATCTCTGTTCATAATCCTCAAGATAATCATGTCCAATATGATTATCAAAACTGACTGCTAGAGCATCTGAAAGAATGGATGGAATGGCATCAGGTGTCTTTTTACCATCTCCACCATCAGCAATAGAAATGGATTCAAGAAGAGCAAGATAAATTGCCCTATCCCTACACCATTTTTCAGTTGTATTAACTAACCAATCAAACTCTACAACATCTGCATCCAAACAACTGATCAAGTGAGAAATCTCTTTGTAAGAATCACCATTAATGTCCTTACGCTTCTCTACTTCAATAGTAAGAATTTCTTTTGTTGGAGTCTGATTATATTCAGTAACAAAAGAAAGAATCTCATCAAATACTACTTTGTAATTAGAATCTTCAAAGTATTCTTTCTTGAGGAAAGGTATAACTTTCCTCAGATATTTCTCATCATTAATAAGATTTTTCAGAATCAAAAATTCAATTTTATCCATCAAATACCAGAACCATAGGAGAATTCATTTTTTGCAATTTGATCAAGTTGTTCCATTACTTCTGGAGTAAAATATACTTCAGGTTCTTTTAGAATCTGCTTAGCATAAATCTTCTTACCATCAATCTCATAGCGTCCTGCTACATTCTTCCAAAGTCCACCAATCT